GGCTGCGAGGGCTTCTTGTACTGCCTTTTCAAAGGCAGGATTAACTGCATCCTTAGGCTGTTTGGCAAGCATAGCATCAGCTACTGCTTTGTCATTGAGGTACTTCATTGTCTGTTGACCGTGCATATTGACTCCTTTGGGGTTAGTTTGCTTCTATATATAATAATACAAAAAAAGGGCACTTAGCGCCCTATTTATTGACTTGGACCGTTGATAATTAAGGTAAACTCACTGGCCCAGGGTTGCCAGGTTTCAAATAGGTCTGGGTCTGGTACTGGAAACACCTCAAAGGTCGGTAGCTGGGATACGTTTTTTGCCACCATTTTCCAGTTCTCTTCTTCTGGTGTGTACGGTATGGGCTCTTCAGAAAAGAACATGATCAGGTTTCCATTCCAGGACTGCCAGTCTGATCCCTCCGGAATGAACGGAAAGAATTTTTGAATTGACATTACGGCCTTTCGTCGCCGTACTCAGCTGTAATTAAGAGCCTACCCATCTCATAGTTTCCGTTTGAAACATTTGACTCAAACTTTAACCGTATCTCTCTGTGCTCTACTCGCAAGTCGATCTTGCCAGTGTCTGGGTCAAATGGGAACGGACCTGAATTTTCTGTTGATCCGCGGGCAAACTTACGACCCAGTATGGTTAAGTTCATCTCGCCAGCTTGTACAAAATCTGGCTCTATACGACGGATGTGCATACGACGGTTTGGTCCTGATGCAGTATCTTGTGACGGAGTGCCACCAACCCAGCTAATATCGCAAGTCGTAAAGCTAGAGGTTACAGCTGTCTCGGCGTTAAACGATACCGCGTTTAGCCCGAACTCATGCTGCCACAAGCCGTAACCACCAAATACGCTGTACGCTAGTGCGCCAACAGATATGGCTGGGCTAATATTTTTTGTAAGCGTAACTCGGGTAACGCCAGGTAACGGCACAAGCATAGTAAAAATAAAGGTGCTCGTGCTTACAGTGTATACTGTGTCGTCTGGATCACCAACGTTAGAGAAGGATACAAAACTACCGGGCGCAAATGTAGTGGTTTCATTGCCAGCAATATAGAACTGGTTGGCATTGGGCGCAGGCTGGCCAGCGGGAGTTGCAATGGTTGTGTACGCGCTGCTGTAGGCAACATTATATTCCCAAGCTGCCCAGATTGGTGTTGGGAAAATCTCTGTTGTGTACCCGCACGAACGGCGTGTGCCTGCCGCGGATCCTGCGTCGTACCACAGCTTGTCCTTAACGTTGTAGATGATTGCGTCTGTTACCTCAGTCGCTTCACCCCTTGGATAAAAAAACCAAATCTCATTGTAGCGTGGTACCTTGGTGGTCCATACTTTTTGGCGTTGTGTGAAGTTAATGTTATCAAACAGCCAGTTTACGTTTTTATCATTTGGCAAAACACTTACCACACCGTTGTATTGATAGAAACGGTCAACGCCAAGCCAATAATAAACACCATCCATCTCGACAAAACAAGACGATGACATGGTGGAGATTTGGCTGGAAATAATATCGTAACGCCAGTACAAGGGTGCTGCCCCGGTAAATGACGCGCGGATTAACGAGTCCGTTGCCCAGAAAAGGCCGGAAGGTGAGTTTGTACCGCCTCGAACTGGAATGCCCATTACAATCTTGGACGAAGACATGTTAACCTGGTTGGCTGTAGCTCCGTTCCAATCCGTTAGTGTTTGGGTTCCATACGCCGCCTCGACGTGGTTGTTGGAGATGTATCCGTTTTCACCGTAAGCAAAAATATATGGATACAACACACAAACGCCGCCAGATACGCTAATGGGCAGGTAAGTTGGATTTTGTCCTGTTGAATCGGCTAGTATGGAAAAGTTCCACTGACCAGGAGACGCGGGCACAATATCACCGACCAGTATTGGGGTTGGGATTCCGTTGTCGATGTTAGCTAAGTTTAAGCCTGGGTGGGCTAATACTTTTAAAGACTCGCCTGCGGGGGAGTACTGCAAGTCAAACTGCCACAGGTTGAGTTCATCTGCGGCGTATTTTGTGTTGTTGATCCAGACGTTTGTTACGGTTGTCATCGCTGGCAGTGCCGGAGTAAACGTAACTACTGTGTTTGGTGTGGTAAAGACAGGTGTGCCTACTGTGGTGTACTCCACCGGATTACTTTGGTTAAAAATAACCTTAGTACCCGCTGGGTACGCACTGCTATAATCAACAATCGGCGAGCCTGTGCTAGTGATTGTAAACGTGGTCGTGGTATTAGCAGAAATTGTTTGCTGAGAGTAGCCTGGTAAGATGTTAGCTAGGAACGGTCCGGTACCAACACCGAATGTTGTTCCTGTAGTAAACACTTCAATACCAACCCTATCACCAACAAAAATATAGTTAACGCCGTCGTATGCGTTTGCCACCATGCCGCGGGGAATACCCTCAAAAGAACTAAATAGCTGGCGATAGCCACCCATTTTTTTTGGTACTCCACGCTGAAAACGGCACCATTCTCCTGCAGTAAACTCGCGGGATTCAAATAGTGTGCCGTCACGTTTTATACCTGGTTGTACGCCTAGGGTATAAACTAAGTTATATTGTTCTTGTGCTGTTCCGGAATCTTGTTGCGCTGCCATTAGAATGTACCGCCCTTAATTCCTTTAATTGCTGTAAACGTAGCTGGAGTGCTTACCTGTGGATCTAAGGGCGTCGTATTATCTATCAACATCATCTCCGTACCATTAGCCGAAAGACCTAGTATATTTACTGCATCCAAATACATGCCTGTTGCTGTGTCGTTTAAAAACGAAAAACTTGGCGCAGCAGCAGAACCATTTTGTGCAAAAAATACGGTTGTCGTTGTCTGCGAAATAACGAATAGGAAGTTACCGTCACTTAAGAGTAAAACAACGGAGCCAGGGGTTACAACAATAGGTGCCTGGGCGCTGCCAGCTATTTGAAATGTAATGTTATACACAACACCGGTTGTGTCGTTTAATATAATATATAGCTGGGTTGTTGCTGGTAACGAAACATTCAATGTAGTTGTTCTGGTACCAGAAAGCGCTACATACGTCTGAATAATTGGAGCGTATGACACAAGACTAAATGAGTTGCCGACTATGGCGTCTACGTCATACGTTGCCGATGTGAACGTTACGTTTGATGGAGTAGCTAAGCCAACGGTAAAGAAATTGCCAGTCGTTGACTGGAACATTAGCATACCAGAATCGCCTGGGTTTATGGTAACGTTTGGCAGACCGTTAATTTGTGACGCACCTGTAGGTACAATATTAACTGCACCTGTGCCATTGTTACGGAAATTAAAATACCAACCGGGGGTTAATCCTGCCACGGCTGGTAATGTAAACGTGCCGTTGCCGCCAGTCCATACGTATGTATTTGCTCGGCTGTCGTTATTAAAAGTAGGTGCAGTAGATACGGTTAGTGGTGCTTGTGTTACCGCTAATTTACCTGCTAGGGTTGTTAATCCGGCACCCTGCAAAGACGCCGCATCCGCAGAAGACGTGCCCGTACCAAGGGTGATGTTCTGCCATGTGCCTACTTCAGTAGAGTTATCTGATAGGTAAAAGTACTTTGTTTGCCCTGCCGCGATCGATACAGAGGCCCCACCAGCTGAATTGGTTACAACAAACGAAACAGCTCCTAAGTTACGAAAGAAGATGTCAGTACCTTCTGAGCCTTGACCACCGGGCGGCAAAGCAATCGACAACCCAGCTGTAGAAGGAGTGCAGTCCATGATGCGGGCTGCAGGAACCTCTGGTGGGTTAACTGTTACAGGCCAGTGTAGCGTCTGGTTAGTACTAAACGCTAAGGGAAAGTACGTGACGTCTGTCTGTTGGACGACGGTGCCAGTAAACGGCGATACGAATGTCGTCATTTATTAAGGTTCCTGTACCGTAGTGTTTCTATCAATCTTGCGGCTGTTGTCTTCTTTTTTCAGTGCTGCGATGCAGTCGTTGTAGTATGATTTCCACACTGGCAACTTGTCTAACGCTTTTAAATAGCCCTGAGCTTGTAGCAGTGTGCCGAATAACATCGCCTGCGGGGCAATTTGAGTAAATAGGTTTGTTTGATTTGTTGAGTCTAA